TCTCACGCCGGGTGGCCGGCCGGCGTTGTTGTCCTGCGGCTGGCCGGGGCCTGCGGAGAACGGGACCGCGCCCGGCGTGAGAATCTCGTCGTCGCCGCGCGCAAGCTCGCGCTGGCGCTCCGCCAACGCTGCCTCGTAGTCGTAGCCGAGCGCCTCGACGACGTAGCGGCGCGGAATGTCGCCACGATCGCGTGCTTGCAGCAGGTTCGTCCAGAACACGGCGACGTTCGACAAGATGATCTTCGGCGCCCAGATCGACGGGGCGCCCATCGGGAACGTCGAGCGGTTGCGCGTCGCCGTCTCGTCGTAGAAGGACGCCTGCGCGTGACGAATGATCTTGCGGCGATCTGAGGAGATGACCCTAGCCGTCAACTCCATTTCGTTCGTAGCGCCCTGCGTGCCCGTATCTCCGGGCACCTCCTCGGTCTGACGCATCAAGCCCATCTTCAATTTGCGCCCGATCAGCTTCCTCTTGTTCGGGTTCAGCAATTCGTCGAGCTTCGGCGTGATGATCTCGATGGCAAGGCGGTGGTCGCCGACCATGACGCCGGAGCGCGAGGCGTGGCGCACCTGCTCCATCAGGTTGTCGATCTCGGGCTGCTGTGCTGGCAGGTTGTCGGTGCCCTTCTTGGCGACGACGATGTAGTTCGTGCCACCCTGGAGCAGCGCATAATCCATTATGTTGAGGAGGCGCTTGGCCTCCAACAAGGCGAAGTTGCGCGTCAGGAACGGGCGCGCGTAGGCGGTCGAGCCTTTCGGCGCGGTCGTGCGCGCGATCATGCGCGGGTTCATGGTGTAAAGCGTCAGGCCGCGCGATTCGGGGTCGCCGTCGTTGTAGGGAATCTGGACGCGGCCCGTGAATAGGGCTGCCGCGATCGGCTCCTGCATCGCCATCATCGCCCTGCGGCCAGCCGGCGTCGTCGGGTTCAGGAACTCCTCAAGCCAGTTGCGGAGATTGACCTCCTGCGGGTGGAAGGCTAGCTGGCCCTGCCGCATGATGTCGTTCGTGATGACGCGAATGTTCTCGGCCGGCAAGATTCCTACGTTCGGAACCTGCAACTGTGCCTGCACCGCCGTGTCAGACTTCAGCGGAAAGTATTGAAGTCGCTGCCGCGCGAACACCGTCACGGTCATAATCGACGCCGAGATCAGGTATTCGCGGTACATCTCCTCAAGCACCGTCTCCAGGTCCATAGCGGTCGTCGTCGGACCCATCATGATGTTGAAAAATTCAAGCGTCTTCTCGTCGCGGTGCTGATTGACGACGCCGTCGCCGAACGCAATCGCGATCATCTCGCCGATCACGGCGCCCACGTCGTCGTCGGTGTCAGCAACGCTACGGGCCAGCTTGATTTCGTCGATTACCGACTGCGGTGTCCGAAACGGAGTCCTGGCCAGCATCGAACCCTGCGCCGAAGTGGCGTAAAGCTGGAAGCTCGACGGGTGGCCGAACTGGAGGCCGCCAAGCTCGACCCATTGATCCCTGATCGCCTCGACGACGCGGTGGTCCGGCAGGTCGGTCCTGTTGTCGATGATGACGCCGGTCGGCTCCTGGTACTCGTGGCCGGCGCGCATCGGCGGCTGCGGAACCGGCGGGTAGGAGCGCTCGCTCACGCCGCCTTGTACTCCCTGTACCCAGCCACGCGCTCGGGCGTTGACTCGACCTCGACCGTGTTGCACGCCTCGCCGCAGTCGTCGCAGTACAGCAGCGCCAGCCCTTCGAGCATCAGCGGCGTGTCGAGTGGCGTGCTGGCGTCCATGTGCACCGGCGCAGCGCAGCAGCGAGAACGAAGTTGCGCCATTCCGGGGCTAATTTACGCCGGCAGAGGCCCAATTACCCCCCGGAGATCATCGAATATGCCCGGCTGAACGGCATATGCTCAGCCCTGTACGCGGCTGCGGCGGCTGCGGCGGCGGCCTCCGTCGCATGTAGCCCCAGGTAGATCTTGCGGCCATCGAGCGTCGCGTGGGCTTCCCACTTGCGCGCCGCGCGATGGAAGCTCACCCCGCGATACTTCGAGCTACCCCGCCCACCGCGCACGTTCTGCGCATTCTCGCTCTTTGTCGCAGAACGCAAGTTCGATCGTTGGTTGTTGAGGCGATTGCCGTCCGCGTGGTCGATTCCCACCAGCCCCATGACCTGCTGGTGCATGTAGATACGGCGCGTCACGCGGCCATACTCCGCCCGGCGCGCGTAGCCATTCGTATTCAGGTGCCAGCGATGCCGTGACAGTTCCTCGTAGTCCCCGTCATCGACGAGCGCGTACGCCCGAACCCTGCCATCGCGCGCTCGGAGCGGAATGCGCCTCATCCGCCCGTCACCATCGTGTAGTAGCGCGAAATGACGTATTGTTCCTCGAAACGGAGCCTTTCGATTTGGCGCAGAACGCTCGCCCTGAGCGCCTTCGCCTCGATGCCGGCCTCGAATGTCGCCGGGTCCACGACCCGTTTCGCGAGCAGAATGTCGTCCTTGGTGATGCGGTCGCGCGTCTTGCGCGGCAGCGCCACCTCGTAGCCGGTGATCTGGTCCACCTGGGCCGCGAAGTGTGCGCCGAGCGCGCTCAGCCAGTGCAGCGCTTCCTCAAGGCCCGCCGCCACATAGGCCGATGACAGCAGGTAGTCCTCAAGCGCCGCGACCTTCTCGCGCGGCCCCTCACCGTCCATGAACATCGGCGGACGCATCACCAGCGCCGCAGTGAGCGCTGCCCTGATCTCGGCGATGTCCATTACGCTGCGACTGTTACGGCACGATCGAAGACCGGCTGTTGCGGTCGCGCGTAGACCTGCTCCTCGATCTCGCCCTGCTTGTAGGCCATCGCCATCGCCCTGGCGGCATCGAGCATGTGGAACGCCGACGGCTTTTTGCGGACGCCGGCCATCGCCTTGACGCGCTGCTCGGTTTCGCCCTGGAAGTCGGCGATCAGCTTGTCGTGGAACGGCAGCATCAGGAAACCGGAGTCCACGAAGCCGCGCAGGTAGCGCGTGGACGCTTCGATCATCGTCATGCGCGCCACGAGCGTCTCGATGCCGGTCCACTTGTCGCGCACGACCTCGACCATGTGGCCGTACTGATCGACAAGCTGCTGGCCCTGCTCACTTACGTAATTCCTATCGACCGAGACAGGCACCTTGGCGTTGAACGTGTAGCCCTGTGCGACCTCCTTGAGATGGCTCGGGCACTCCTCGTCGTCCTCCATCGCCTGGTAGAGCGGCAGGCCAAGGCCGGTGATGTCCTGGCCGAACGCCCGCAGCGTCAGGCCGTACTGGCGAGCGATGCGATACGTGACCTGGCGAATCTGCTTTTCGCGAAAACGCCACAAGTGGAGCATACGGACCAACTGAAGTCTGGACTTACGGTGCGCGTCCGGCATCACCGCGAACAGCATCAGGCAGGTCGGGTCGTTGATGAGGCCCACATCCATGCCGACATAGACCTGCTGGCCGAGATTGTCGGGCAGGTCCAGCAGGTCCGACGGGTCGCTGCCGTCGCCGAGTGTCTTGTCCACTTCCTCGGCCTGTAGCTCCTGGGCCTGGAAGACCGTCGTGTTGTAGCGGCTCTCGGGGTCCTGGTCCATGCACGCCATCAGCCGCGCCGTCGCGAAAAACTGGTTGAACGCCTGGCCCGGCTCGCCGAGCACATTGCGGCGGTAGTCCGGCGAGTTCGTGCCGCCGTACATCGCGGCCGTCGCGTCCTTCTCCTGCTTGCCCCAGTTCGGAGTCTGCAACCGGGTGATGTTCGTCACGCTGTAGGACGACGACTTCGCGAGCCGGCCGAACGTGCCGCCCTGGCCGGCACCGTGGACGCCGTAGAACGTCATCGAGAAGTCGTAGGCGCCCTCCGGCCCCGTATGGTCTTTCATGACGGTCGGGAAGACCTCGGTCCAGCCGCCCTCCGGGTAGTCCTGCGCCTCGTCGATTATCAGGTCTACGACGTGCTGGCCTTTCACGCCCTTGCCGTCGATGTGGGGTATGCGGCCGATGATGCGGGTTCCATCGCGGAAGTCCACCTGAAACGGCTTGTGGGTGATGCCGGTCTTCTGCGCGTCGCTGCGCAGAAAGTCGCGTGTCAGGCGCGTGCTGACGAGCCGGTATTCGATCTGCTGCGTCAGCGGGTCAAGGTGAATCAACTGCGGAGCCGACAGCAGCATGTCCTCGCCGAGCCGGCGGAACACGTGCGCGACGGCCCTCGCCTTGATCGACTCGGTCTTACCGACATCGCGCGCACAGGGGGCGATGTTGTAGTTGCGACGCGGCCGAAATAGCGCATATTGGTAATCCCTAACCCTGTAAGTGCCAGCGTAGTCCGTGTTCAGCGGGTCCTCGAACAAAAGCTCCGCACACAGCACCGGGTCTTGCAGCATCGCGATCAGCGCCCAGTCGTCATCGTCGAACAGCCACGTCCCTTCAAGCGCCTCGATGCGGCGCTGGTTGTCGATCAGGCCCAGTTTCCCGACGGCAGTTCGCATTACGAGCGGACTACCGTTGGCCCGTAAAGCTGCGCCCGCCGGCTATTTATCTTCGCGTAACGACCGCGAAGCTGGGCCGGCGTCCAGCGGTTGAGGTGGTGCGGGCGAATGACCCAGCCGTCGATCGTTAGCTGGCCGTGCCGGGACGCGAGCAAGATCGCGCCCTCGCGGGAGTCGAGCACCCGGCACAACTCACTTAGCAGGAGCGTTGGAGCAGAACCCCGGGCCATGTGCTCCCTCACCATATGGTTGTCCACACCGCACGCAGAACACGGGGTGGTGGCGGTCACGATCGACTCCCTTGATCTCATCGACAAGGTCGTCCCAGACGCTCATCAGGACTTCGCGGACGATGCAGGTCGTGCAGCCGCAGAACGGCGCGAACGCCGGCGAGTCGTTCTCGAACGTGCCGGTATCGTCGCCTTCGTACAGCGCCTCGAAGCACTCGTCGAGGTGCGCTTCGGCTTTGCGCTGAACCTGGGCCTCGAAGTCGCGGGTGCCGTTGTGGCTCACAGGAAGCCTCCGGGGTTGAAGATGCCCCATGCGACCGCGAAGATCATGGCGATCAGGAACAGTATGACGCCGACATCGGCGTGACCATCCCAGTCATGGCGCGGCTTGCGCGGCCGGCTTTTCTTGCGCAGCGGCAGGTCCCAGCGGTGCGGGTCGTGCGCCCACCGCCGACAGTACGGCCCGACGTGATTCCAAGCGCTACCGAACACAGGCCATTCCCCTAAAGGCTGCCGGTATACAACTTTCCAACCGTCCTGGCCCACTCCTTGTCCTTGGCTTCCAGCCGGTGAATCTCGTCCCATAGCCAGTCCAGCGTCGTCTTTGGCGTGATGTCATGGTAGGCGCGGTCCTGCGGGTCGCCACGGTACAGGAGACGCAGCCGCCATGACAGTTCCTTGAAGACGTTCTGGTACTCGGTCACCATCTCGGTGATGTGGATGCCGCGCTCGTGGGCGGCGCGCTTCAGCGTCTTCAGGTAGGAGTCGATCGTGTGGGCGCCGCCCGACTCGCGCGTCACCTTGTCGATGCCGAGCGCCTTTTCCAGCCGCGCCAGTTCGACCGCCGACGCGGTCAGCGTCTTCTGGTAGCCGGCGAGATCGTTGCCGTCGAGGTCCACGCGCCGGTAGCTGCCGGTCGGCACGCCGGTCGCGGGGTCAAGCTCCGGCTCCATGCCGTTGATCGCGACCTGACAGCGGTAGAGGACCACCTGCTGCTGAAGTAGGGCGCCGAGGTTGATGAGGTCGTTGTGCTTCTGGAAGTGATAGTCGTCGCGGTACTTGTCGAGCGCCTTGTTCCACAGGTCAGCCTCATCGGGCGTTTGTAGATGGAGCTTCCCCCCGGAAGGCAGATTGACGGTGTAATCAACCGCCACGACGGGGCTGGGACGCATGCTTGACGTTCTAGCGGGCATCGAGCGCACCTCCGTGGCCAAGGTCCGCCTCCGTCATCGCTGGCATAGCTCGCACGCTCCGTCGAGGTGCCTGGTCATGCGCGGGTCGATGATTAGGCGCGGGTACATCTTCTCCAGCGTCCCGATCGCCGGGCCGAGGACACTGTAGATGTAGCAGATGTTGTCGTTGGAGAGACGGTCGCACGGAATGCGCAGCCGCTCGACGCCGCCCCACTCGGCCTGCATGTGGCAGGACGGGCACAGGCGCAGAGCGTTGCGGGTGTCCCAAAGCGGCAACTTGAGTCGGCGCAAAAGTCGCTTCGAGACGATGTGGTGCGCGTGGAAGTTCTCGCCGGCGCGACCACACGCTGCGCACACGCGCTGGTAGCGCGCCTCCGCCCTAAAACTCGACGGGTTCGAGATCGCCACGCAGGTACTCCCCGTACAGTCGGTCGAGCAGCACCCTGCCCATCGTCTCGTCGTCGTCGTCGGTCCAGCACCGCACTCGCCACACGTGCACAAGGTCGTCCGCACGCAGCGTGCCGTAGCGTGTCTGCCAGTAGCGGCGGAACTCCTCGTAGGTGTTGAAGCCCTCGCGGCGCAGCGACTCGCGGTCCTCGCCGACGAGGAACAGCCGCTCCTGGCGGTGCTCCTCAAACACCATGACCTGCTGCTCGCGCTCATACGACGAGGTCTGCGAGCCTCGACGCCAACTCGCCCAGGCGACGATCGGAGACGGAAACCACATGCCGGCCGTGCCCATGACGACGCTGCGGGTACGGAACTCGGTCTTTTCGCCGTACTTGACGGCCAGCCAGTCGGCCGCCGGCACGCGCAGGAACCGCGTGACGATCTGCCGCTGCGGGTACGGCCGCGCGTTATCGGCCAACTTCAGTCAAGAGCACGGAGAGGTGGTCCGGCATACGGCCGATCTCGGTCATCTCGTCGGCGAGCAGCGCAAGCTCATCGACGCCGCCCGTGCGCACCGCCATAAGCTCGTTGCAGCGGCCCTCGATCGTGAACTCGTCCTTGCCAAGCCGGCAAAGCTGGGACTTGCGGTCGTTCGGGTCGAGCGTCGCCTCCGGGCAGTGCAAGCAGTTCTGGCCCGAGAGCTTGAGTTCGCACGTAACCCCGCGCCGACTGAGGCCGCTCTCACGGCGCAGCAGCATCACGTACAGGTCGGCAAGCTCGTGCTCGCTCGCGCCGAGGTCGAGCGTGACACCCGACGAGTAGACGACGGCCTGGAACGGGTCGGCCTTGTCCAGTGACTCAGCCAACTCCCAGACCGCCCTTACCCCTCGACTGTCGCCTTGGCCTGTTCCGCTGCCCGGGTCGGCCATAGCTCGCCCACGATCTGCTTCGCGATGTCGTCGGCGCTCGCGGGAGCGCCAAGCTGCTTGCCCACGCCGTCGATGATCTGCTGCTGGTGTGCGGCCAGCACGCCCTCGATCTCACGCGCGATAGGGGTACCGGAGATGACCTGCGCCTCGTGCGTGATCTTGGTCCAGCGCGAACGGCCGATCAGCCATGTGATCGCCGCCGCCGTCGCGAGCGTGGCGCCGGCGACGAACACCGAGACGAACTGATCGTGTGGGATGTTGATGCCGGGAATCTCCTTCGTGAGCACCGTGAAAAGGTATCCCGCACCCGCAGCGAAGGCAGGCGTAAGCAGCGCCACCACGCGCTCGATTGACCACAGGCTTGGCGTAGGCGGAGGGGAGGTGGGAAGCTGAGCACTCACCCCAACCTCGCCCGCCAGATGTTGACAAGACCGACGCAGCGGTCGGCATAGGCTTGAGCGGCCGGCCCACTCCCGTTGTAGTGCATGAAGGCCGCCCACAGCGAACCTGACTCGTTTATCAAGCTGAGGAAGAACCGGTCGCCGGCGGCACAGTTGTGCTCGGCATTCCACGCGCCGCCGTGCGCCATCGCGTCGGCGATCAGGTTCGGTGACGTTAGCTGCTTGATGCCGAAGCCGTTGGACGTGTGGCCCTGCCTGATGAGGTTGTACGCCCAGGTCGCGTTTTCCTTCGTGACCGGCTCCTCCCAGAGCTTGCCGTACGGCCCTTGATTCATCCACTCGCTGCCGGGGTCCTGACCGTAGATCATTTGACCGGACGACTCCATTTGCGTCGTAGTGCAGGCTGTCGCCAAGTCCAACCCGACGTAGTAGGCCGCGAACACTTCCTCGAAGGCGTGAAGCTGATATCTGCTGACGATCGCGACCTGACTGCGCGCTTTCGCGCTGAGCCGGAAGCCCCACTGCTGGAACATCGCGGTCAGCGCGTTCGGCTTGCGTATCGGCGGCAGCTTTTCGTACGCGCGTGCGAGGACTGCTTCGCGGTCCTCGGTGGGTACCTTGGCAGGCTTTTCGGTCGAATGGGCCTCAGCTTGAGGCGGCACGCCGTTTCCCTTCGGTCAGGCGGTCAGCGCCGCCGTTTCCTCAAGCGCCGCCACGACCAGTTCTGCCAGTCGCCGGTCGTCGCCCGCGAAGGCCCACATCGTAGCTCGCACGCGGCTATCGAAGCAGGCTTCGAGACGTATTCTCTCCGCATCGTCCGAGGAAATCGCGAGGCTCCAGCCGCCGCCCAGCGGGACTGCCAGCCGGCCGCCGAAACAGTAGGTCGCGGTCGGCGAGCCGGCCAGGGCGCCGACCACCTTGGTGGCACGGACCACCTCTGTGAATGTCGCACGCCGCATGGTTTGTCGTAGCGTACAACAGTCTACGGCGGAACTCCAGTAGCGGCCTACGGACCCGCGATGCAGGTGTAGATTTTGTCCTGCCCGCCGGGGTGGTTGATAATCAAGATGCCCGGGACGTAACCGGCGAGACATTCAAAGCCGGCGCCGGCCGGTCCCGTCGGCCCCGTGTCGCCAGCCGGTCCCGTCGGCCCTGTCCCGCCAATCGTGATCGTCACCGTCTTCTGTGGTGGTGGCGCCGAGTTCGAGGCGGCGATCGCAGCGGCGCCCAGCCCGCCCGCCGCTAGCATCGACGTTGCGCCCACGGCGCCCAGAATCGTGCTGGTTCTCATGGCGGCTCCGGTGGTTCGAGTAGTTTGGGTAGCTTAGGCGGTTCGTCGTCGCGCTGCTCCTGCTCCTCCTCCTCCGGCTCGGGCGGAGGCGGCGGGAACAGTTCGGGGTGCGCCATCTTGACCTCGTGCAGTTCATACGCCAAGCGCTCCTCGTGCGCTCGCGCCGCCTCCAAGTTATCGCGAAGCTCCTCGCTCTGTTCGGAGCGGCTTTTGCGGAACGCCAGGACGGTGGTCACGATTCCGCAGATCGCCGTGATGAACGCGGCCACGCCGAGCAGCGTCGGCGTGATCGTGACGGTGTGCTGAACGGCGTCAACGAACATGGTCGCATCGGCTTAGCCTTTCCCCTCCCGACTAATCTACGCTGGACTGAGGTACGCCAGAACTGCCGACCCGGCGTAGAAGAACCAGCGCCCGCACGCGCACTCGGCGAGGTCGGCGAGCGCCACCTCGGTCGCGCTGCCGCACGGGCAGTCGATCAGCGCGCGCTGCTCGTGGCTCGCCACGTCGCTGACCGCGCGCCAATACTCGTGCGGTACGACCTTGAACGAGACGCCGGCCGTGGCGGCAACCGCCAACAGCGTCCACGGCGACAGCCGGTGCAGCGTCTTGCGGCCGAGCCGGTCGCGCGGGTCAGGCAGCCTGAACGTAGGTCCGGTAGACACTCGATCGGTCCATGTCGAGCAGCCTCGCGATCTCGGCGACCGGCACGCCGGCGCGCTGCGCGTCGGCGATCGCTACGCGGGTGCGCTCGTGTAGGTCATCGGTCGCGACGCGCTGCGCGCGGCGCTGCTCCCGCAGGCCGGCAAGGCGCTTACGGGCGATCTCAAACTCGGCCGTGGTGGCAGTCATGCTTCGGCGTGTAGAACCCGGCCGCGTTCTGGGCGACCGGCATCACCTGCGGCTCGCGCGCCGTGTAGACGTAGCGCTCCACCGTGGTGTCGTCTGTCGTGTTCGGGTCGAGAGCCACCATCTCGCCCGTTGACAGGTCCTTGACGACATCGACCGACGCGCCGCACGCCGGACAGTTAGTACGACCCATCGCCGGCCCCAAGGTCGATCATCGAAAGCTGACCGGCCATCGGCTTCGGTCGGCGCGGCGGGCGCCGCTCCGACTCGACGGCGAGGCCGGTCCAGCGCTCGAACAGTTCGACCGCCTCCCAGGCGGCGCCGTACGGCGCGGCGATACGGAAGCGGTACCCGGGCGCCCGGCACATGATCTCGACGCGGCCGTTTTGTAGCTCGCGGTACCAGGCGTCGGTCGGTTTCTCGCGCAGGTCGGTCATCGATCGAGGGTGGCGGACCGGCGTGTGAATTTGGAGCAGAACGCCCGACGGCTTGGAGCCGGGTTCCATGTCCCGCCGGCCCGCCTGTTGCATCGTACAACGGCGGGGGGCCGCCCGGACGGAGGCGGCCCCCCTATTCCGCAAATAGCGAACTCGGGGTTCGCTATTGCGCGGCCGGCGCTTCCTCGGCCGGCGCCTCGGCGGCGGCGGCGGCTGCCTGGCGGTCTTCGGGCAGCGGCATGCCGGACTGCATCGACGGGTCCGGCGCCGACGTGCGGACGGGAGTGTCCACGTTGGTCGGGCTGCCCTCGCTGCCGAGCGGCGCCTGCTCGTCGCGGAAGCCGGGGTCGCCGATGATGCGGTTCTGGGCTTCGGTCGCGACGGTGGACTGCTCGGCTGCCGGGTCG